GGGCCTGCAGTGCATCATCCACTGAGAAGAGTAATCTTCTCTTTCCAAGAAGGGAGCTTTGCAATGTCCTCTGAAGGCAAACGAACTAGGGAACTCGATATTTCTATCGGGGTCCCCAACGCGCATGCTGAGGATGGAACCATTTCCAAAGGAACTGGCTACACCTTCAGTGCCGGAAGAGGGGTTCAGTTTACTGAATCGGAAAGTCATCGGCGAAACCCTAAAACGGGTAAGTACGATGCCGGCGGTCCGTTTTACACGAGCCGTTCACAACCGTTCATTCGAACGGGTTATGTGAGCAATGTTCGCGTTGGTAGTTCCGGTGGAAAAGATGTTCTTTACACTGGTCCTATCCTCTGCGATAATATTGCCGGTGCAGACATTACTAAACTGGGGTACCTTGGTAAATTTGGTGACAAAGAAGAATCGTCACTAAATAAACTTGGTACCACAGCTATTAGTCTCTGCAACCCTGTTAATCCAGCCTCCGACCTTGGCACCGGCCTCGCAGAAACTATGCGAGAGGGTGTCCCGTCTATTCCAGGCATACAAACCTGGGAGAAACGTGCTAACCTGGCCAAGGCGGCCGGGTCAGAGTATCTCAACTATATTTTCGGATGGGCGCCGCTCGTCAAAGAAGTTCATGACGTGTCGAAAGCCGCCCGAAATCACCGTGATATTATGAATCAATATCATCATGGTGAAGGTCGAGTTACTCATCGGAGGTTTGATTTCCCATTGCAACATACGCGGAAAGAATACGATGTCGCTGCTGCTTGGCCCCTTGCTATGGGGGTTAACAGCGTTAGTATCGACACCGAATCTACCGCGCCAAAGCGTCAGGTCTCTATAGAAAAAGAGACTAGAACGTGGTTCGAGGGAGCGTTTACCTATGGTCTTCCTTCCAGATCAGACTCCTGGAAAAAGGCCATTGGCTTCGGCAGTAATGCCGATGAGCTCTTTGGAATCGCGTTGACCCCAGATATCCTCTGGGAGTTGACGCCTTGGAGCTGGGCCGTCGACTGGTTCTCGAATGCTGGTGAGGTTATAAATAACGTCACCAATTTCGGACTAGCCGGTCTTGTTATGCGGTACGGCTACATGATGATGGAATCCATCGAACGTGTAGAAGTAGCTACCTCTAGCGCTAATTTCATACAGAGGATTAATCCAAACAAATCCCCTGCGAAATATAAGAGCATTGGTAGTGGTTCCTCGGCACGTGGCTATGAAGTAGTCACGAAGCGTCGGGTCCCCGCTAACCCCTTTGGATTTGGTATTGGTTGGGAGGGTTTGTCACCCACTCAACTTGCCATAACTGCAGCCTTGGGAATAACTCGAGTGCTGTAGCAGATTCACTGCTAACCACTGGTTGTCATTCGACAGCCGCAATTAAAAGGAGTGTGCCTTATGGCACTGACCGACCCGCAGAAATTCAAAGAAGCCGCAGGGACGGAAGTGACGGCGCCACGTGTTTCTAGTGGCGACTTCAAGTCCATCTATGAGACTTCTGATGGTCTTACAAAGCTCACTGTTTCCACTCAGGAAACTTCGAGCAATCGTAAGCGCCATCAAGTGCGGATCGACGTGAGTAAGCTCGCGACGAACCCATACGAAGAAACCAAGAAACAGGAAATCTCGATGTCAGTATATGTCATCGTAGATCGTCCTGTGGCTGGTTTCACCGTTGCGGAAGCGAAGAAACTGGTTGAAGGCCTTGTTGGCCTCCTCTCAGCATCTACGTATTCGCTTACAGAAAAGGTCATTGGTGGCGAGAGTTAAAATCCCCGTCATCAAATTTCCAATTCTGTAAGGGTGTTCTCCATTGAAAGGAGCGTCGATGTCACAAGGTGGATATGATTATCACCATGCGACTAGTGGTCATCAATTTTTGGCGATTGTTGTAATTCTCGCCATCATTTTGATCATTGGAGCTTCTCTAGGCCTAGTTCTACTAACGAGTATTCTTTAGTAGGACTTCCCTTCAGTGCGGTAGGCTAAGGATAAATATCTCTATTAGGAGAATTTATGAAAAGCCTGACGTCACTCTGGAATGTGCTTGCCATTGAAATGGCAAGCAGATGCGGCACTAGCACCACCATGGACATTAAAACTGTCCAAGGTCGAATTGAACACGAGGGTATGTCGTTTCTAACGATTACCCTTCCTACCTTTGGAAAAGACTTCGAGAGTTGTCTGGACCAAGGGTTGGTTTCTCCCAAAACCTTCCTTGCTTTTCGCAAGTCGGGTTCGTGTCTCCCCTCATTTCTGAGGGGTTTCACGGAGCTTGTGTTCGATTCTGGTACTGGTATCCTTTTGGATAACCCGAATGTCGAAGCTATCTACGCTATAAGGCAATTGACTTTGACCTTTAGCAAGATGCTCCTACCCTGCACCCCCGCAAGGGAGCGCAAGGCTATGTCCGAGTATATCCAATGTGATAAGGAGGTCAATTATGCCGATTCCATTCTACCTGATTCTGATGTTTCTGAATTTGGTCGTATGGGTCGACTGCTTTTCGGCCGTCTCTTTTCAGCTGTAGATAGAGATATCTACACTGGATCGATCGTGCCTAAGCATGGTCCCGGAGCCACAGCTGAGAAACTTACTAGTAATGGTAAGTACCTCAATGGCTACTGGACCGATCGTCTTGAGGAGGTCTTCCACGTTGGAGACTTCCTCTTTCCAAATGCCCGTTACTTTAACGAGCATTATGACGAGGTTGACTTCCTGGAACCTGAGGCTGAGATGCCCTCTCGGGTTATCTCAGTCCCTAAGACGCAGAAGACACCACGGATTATTGCAATAGAGCCAACCACTGTACAGTACGTACAGCAGGGGCTTCTAGAGTCAATAACCAATCACACCCAATCATCTTTGATGAATGGGTTTATCGGATCTGATTCCCAAGAGCCTAACCAGCTTCTGGCTCAGAAGGGTTCCAGTGATGGTTCTCTTGCTACACTCGATTTGAGTGAGGCGTCCGATAGAGTGTCTCTTAAGCTCGTTGAAGAGTTGCTGGCTAATAATCCTCTTTCTAAGAGGGCTATTTTGGCTTGCCGCTCTCAACGGGCCTCTGTACCTGGACATGGTGAAATTACTTTGTCCAAGTTCGCGTCTATGGGTTCTGCTCTTTGTTTCCCTATCGAGGCGATGGTCTTTTTGACCATCATTTTTCTCGCTATAGAGAAAGAGCAAGGATACCGGTTTTCCAAGGAATCTGATTTTCGTAGATTCCTTGGCAGGGTGCGCGTCTATGGGGACGACCTGATTGTCCCTATAGATTATGTGCATACCGTTGTTGATCAGCTCGAACACTTTGGTGCTAGAGTTGGTCGCCATAAGTCTTTCTGGATCGGAAGATTCAGAGAGTCTTGTGGGAAGGAGTACTACGAGGGCCATGACGTTAGCATTGTCAAGGTTCGACGTAGATTTCCTTCGCATCGGCAGCAGGTTCCCGAGACCATTTCGCTTGTTTCTCTTCGCAATCAGTTTTATATGGCTGGTTGCTGGAAAACTGCGGCATGGTTGGATGTCCGTTTGAGGAAGCTTTTGAAGTACTTCCCCAACGTTCATCCTCAGTCCTCGGTGCTTGGTCGTACCACCTCCTTGGGTTTCGACTCAGAGAGAGAATGCGAATATCTACATAAGCCTTTGGTTAAGGGTTATGTGGTATCTGCCGTATCTCCTAGAGATAATCTAGATGGATATGGCGCCATGCTCAAGTTCTTCCTTAAGCGTGGGCCCTTGGCCCGCGATGATGGGAGGCACTTGGAACGTGCTGGACGTCCTCGTACCGTCCGCATCAAAGCGAGGTGGGCTTCCCCTGTATAGGGGTGCCCTGGACTAGCTATTTTTGATAGCTAGGCTGTTAATTCAGCCTGGGAGATCTAAGTTCTGATCTCAGTGCCTTTGTTTTGGCACCGGGAGATGCACTTGGCAGTG